AGTTTTCTTTACCCATTGATGACCCGGACCTCCGGGGTTGCTGGTAGCCCTCATATATAAGGGTAGTCTACTGGCTTTGGTTGTTCGAAGACGTGACCTCATATAATTCCAAGGATAGGGTGTAGGCCATTGCGTTAATTCGTCAAAACCAATCCAGTTAAATGCCTGTCCTTGGTATCTCATAACGTCATCGTCACGGTCAAGGTACGACATCCAAAGTGTGGCTCCACTAGGGGCTACCCAAGTCTTATCTCTTTCCATAAACTTTATACCAGGAATTGCTTTAGGGTATAGTTGTTTAGATACAGAGATAAGTTCTCTCAGCTCTTCAGTACTTCTACGTACTAGAAGCATACGAGCATTTGGATTGTTTAAGTATCTTACAGGGTCAGCAATCATTGCGTATGATTTACCACCACCTGCAGATCCTCCATACAAAACTTCTTGTTCTGTTGAAGCTAGGAAATCTGTTTGTGGTCCAGGGTTTGGTTCAAAGATTATCTCTTTTTGTACCTGTTCCTCAACACTAGGTGTGTACTTCGGAGTGACTGGAGTCAACTCTGCTTCTTGCACCGAGTCTTTGATCTTCAAGCTTTTCCGCCTTTTCTGCTGCCTCTTTGTACCTTTCGGCATAGAAACGTTGGACTGAAGCTTCTTTCTTACGCTTGTGTTCAAGTTTAACCCTCTTATATAAACCTACATGTGAAAGGTATCTACCAGAAGTTTCACTTAACCAAGCAGCTACTTCTCTATAACTGTACTGCTTTAGGTGATTTTTAGCCTGTTCAAAAAGCTCTAGCTCTTCTGGGATTGGTTGTAGTATATCACAATCATTAGTGTCTTGTCTATACCCAAATGGTATAAATCTTCCGACCCTAACTATTGATTCCCACTTCCACTCACCATCTAGTTTTTCAGGCTTAGGTAATTTCCAAGTTTTAGTTTTCATCTGCTTTAGGAGGTAGAATAAACAAAGGACTCTCCGATGTTACTTCGACCTTTTCTGTTTTAACAAAACCAGCTCGATCAAGAAAATCTTTAGCTGCTGCCATCTTTTCTTTATTACCCAAATCAGTAGGGGATCTCATAATCTGCATCATGGACCAAACAGCTTGAGGTCCACGAGTTGCTATAAAGTCACGAGTACGTTCAGCAATCTCTGCTTTAAGAGGTTCCATAACCGCAGTTGTAGATGTACCTTCGGCATACCCTGCCATCTTTAATGCCATGACAGGGTTTCCTTCGGCTTCATTAAACAGTGCATCTATAAATGCCTGTTGTTTTTCAGTAAGGTTTTTCGCCATATATCCGTTCTTTTATTTCAGACCTGCCAATTCCTAAGTCACTTAGTTCACGGTCAGACAAGTTAGTTAATAGTTGATAATCTGCTCGTCTTTGTTGTGCTAGTTGAACAGCTTTTAGTACACGGTTACAATATTCTTTAAACATATTTCTACTCCTTTATGTTACCTTTATTAGGCAGGAGTAGTTTTACACATATAGTTATAACATACTACAGATAATATTGCAACCCCGTTATGTCGGTTGGTAATACTCAGCACCAGACATAACTATGTGAAAGTCAGAACTACTATCTTCAAACCCTACAATCTTATCACCTGCAGCTAGAGCTAAGTAACCACCGCCCTGTACAACTTCTTCTAGGCTGTTGGCTGTTAGGCTGTGTTCATCTACAAGAAAGTGATATGTAGTTGTAGCTGCTTCGTACCATTGAAGGCTATACTTTTTATTATTAGTAGAACCATTTGATACATGTAAGAAAGTGATAAGTGACACATGGTTATTTGGGCATGTATATATTATATCACCACTAGCACCACCTGAAGTAGCTGCTAGATCTTTTGCTTTAGTAAAGTATTTAGCTGTAGCGGGATTTGCCATACTTGTTATCGTTTCCTATTCATCATAGTAAAATCTTTTATAGCCTTAGCTAGATTATAACTACCGTTTTCTTTTAAGTATTTACTGGCATTCTTATTGAACCAAGCTTTAAATTCACCTTCACGCAGTCTTCCTACTCCAGCAGGTTCTTTACTTGGAACTCTATCTAGAGATTGAAGAACCATCTTTCTAATTCCTACAGTACTCATAGGTTTTTTTTCAGCAAGTCTTAATCTTCTGTTAGCAGCCATTACTTCCATCTGCTCATCAAGTGTCATTGTGTCATTATTAACTGGACCTTGAACTGTTTTAGGTTTTCTCTTTGGCCTAGCTTTAGGACGCACAGGCATATCTTTCTTAAGATCCTCTGCAAAGACAGCTGCCATCACCTTACCATCTTTATTAGTATAGTAAAGTGATCCAGCTTTTTTGGCTGCAGAAATACTTTTATACTTACCAGCATTCTTTTTAGCTTCTTTAACAGTAATGCCTTTTTGTTTTAACTTATTATTTAAGTATTTTTTTAATGATACAGCCATATCGTTTCCTATTTGTATGTGTTTTTAGCAGTCTTAATACCAGTATTCATTGTGCCAGTAGACTTAACCATGCCACCTTGATTGTACATAGCTACCTTACCACCTTTAGCGTATGCTTTCTTTTTCATTCCAGCACCACCTTTGGCGTAATCTTTTTTCATCATACCACCTTTGTTCATAAAACCCATATTATTACGAACATCTTTAGGTAGAGAAGCTGCTCCCTTATTCGGTGCTGGTTTTAAACCACCTGCAGCATAACCTTTTTTCTTCATCTTCATGACTCTTCCTCACTATATAAATTGTTAAACACTCGTTGCGTATCCCAAACATAGTCTACGTTTTCTTTCGAGTTGTATACATGTTGATTTGGTTTAAAGTCTGGAGCGCCTTCTCCTGTTTCAAACCAAGCTGGGTGAGTTACTCTCACTCTATTATTGGGCAACGCAACCATGTTACCAGTATATTGTCCAGCATCTAACAACTCAAGTAGGTGAGATTGTTTGTGTTGAGCTGGGTCATCTGCAACTTCACTGTCTGTGTAGTCTACAGTAAAATAATATTTAGCTGGATAGAACTCTCCATCTATCTTTGCCATCCAAGGCGCTGGGCTTGCACGTTCTAATTTGTAAACACTGTGGTGGTGCGACATACAATCCCAAGGCTGTGCTAGATACGGTGGTAATTGTTCAGGCCATTCTTCTAAAGGTGTATCTGCTACAAGTGCTACAAGAGGTAGCCTAGCCCACATCGCACCGCCATGTATATTGGGGCTATCATCAAAGTCAGACTCACAGCCTGTAAAAATAACTTGAAAGCTGAGAGTCCTGTTTGGCATAGTAGTGACACCAATGACCATGCAATGTAGGAACTCTCCATGATACTCCTCTAAGTTTTTTGTATACTCTCTACGAACCCACGCTTTAAAGTGGGGAATGCTGCTTGTTAAATATGACATCTATCTGTGGGACTTCGTTTTCTTTGCAATTTTCTTAGGTTGAGCCACATGCTGCTTACCTGCCTTAGTGCCTTTTCGTTTTGCTCTGGAAGTGGCTGCGTACTCACTAGCACTAAGAGACTTAATAGCCGAAGTAGGTAGGTAGCGTTCACCAGTAGCCTTAGAGCCTTGGGTAGATGGCTTACCACTTTTGGTTCTCCACTTTTGTTTTGTCCAAGACTTTAAACTTTTTTGTGATTTAGACAGTGCCACTTAGCAACACTCACACTCTGGATTACATTTACGATTTATCAATGCACACCATAGTCTTTTTAAATACCTTCTCATCTGTATCCTCCTCCTTTTGCTTTGTATTGTTTGGCAACCATCTGGGCTTTTCTCGCAGACCATTGTCCAGGTTTGCCACCTTTTGAACTTGCCTTAACCTTTGCGACCAAGTTTTTACGCATGGTCGGTTTGGTGTAGTTACCAGCAGCATTAACCTTACTTTTCTTTGCAGCCATCAGTGACCCCTAATTAAAATGATAACTTAGCACCCATTGTAATATCACCAAACTCAAAGTCTGCATCTGACGATACTTTTGTATAGGTTGTCATACCTTTCCATACGTACTCAGCTTTCCAATCTACACCAGTAAAGATGTCACCATTATTTAAGTCTAGTACATCTATGGTTGTTTCACCAGTAAAAGAAACTCCGTATGCACCTAAACCTACAGAAGGTTTTACATCCATCGTCCAAAGTTCTGTTCCTGTAGTGTAGGTAAGTTCTGTTTCAGCACCAACAGATAAACCATA